CTTTGATATTATTACACCAACAATATCAAATGTTTTTGAAAAACAAGAATTACCTCCAAAACCAATTGTATGTATTCACTCAAGAGACCAAAGAGATTCTTTGAATATAATCAAGACTTTCTATCTAAAGTATCCTCAATACAGATGGATTACTTTCAGAGATATGAGAGGTTTAGGTGAAAGAGATTTTGCTAACTCATTGAAAGACGCATTCTTATCGGTTTGGATTGATCCTACAAGCGGATTTGGAACATATCCTTTGGAATCTATGAAAGTTGGCGTACCAGTAATAGGTAGAGCTCCTTATCTCTCTCCTGAATGGTTAACACAAGATAATGGTATTTGGATTACAGATAACAACTCATTTGTTGATGTAATTGCGGATTTTGTACAAAATTGGTTAGAAGATAATGTTCACCCAAAGATTTACGAAACAGGGTATGAGACAGCCGCTAAGTATAGTGACTTTGAGGGATTTGAATCTAATGTGGTATTCTTATTCTCAGGATATATGATGGAAAGATTGAATTCTTTTGAACAACAATTAAATAAACTTGAAACAATTGAACAATAATGGAAAATAACTTTAATGTATCTATAATTTTACCTATCAGGTCTGCTGTTGTTAGAGACTTTGATGATTATTTTGAAAAGGCAATCCTTTCGTTAAAACAACAACAAACAAATATTAATGAATTGATTATTGTTCACACAAGTGAAGAACAACTTGTTACAAAACTATCATCTTATGATTTTGGCAATTTAACTGTATCTAAATACGAATGGGCAGAGGAACCAAACTTTGCAAAACAAGTTAATTATGGTATTTCTAAATCAAAGTCTGAGTGGGTATCCATTTTTGAATTTGATGACGAGTATTCAAACATTTGGTTTAAAAATGTAAAAAAGTATTCTGAATTTTTTCCTGATGTGGATGCATTTTTACCAATCGTTGTTGATGTGGATAATAAGGGTGTTTTTGCCGGATTTACTAACGAAGCGACTTTTGCAATGTCATTCTCACAAGAAGTTGGTTATTTAACAAACGACACTTTACATCAATACCAAAATTTCCAAACATCTGGTATGGTTTTTAAAAAATCTTTGATTGAGGATTTTGGAGGATTCAAACCTACTATGAAACTTACTTTTGTTTATGAATTGTTGTTAAGATTTACATTTAATTCTGCTAGAATTATGACAATTCCAAAAATTGGATATAAACACATTAACCTTAGAGAAGGATCTATTTTTTGGAATTACAAAAATGGAACACCTATTATGAGTGAAGATGAAGTTAAATTTTGGATCCAAACAGCGAAGAAAGAATATTATTATAAGGACGATAGATCCATAAAATACGAACCACAAATGGTTTGATGTTGGTTGAAGAAATTTTAACAGGCGAAACAACGAATGTTGAAAGTAAAAGAAAGGGAAGAAAACCAAAAAATTTAAATTATTTTGATGTTGCTGAAGAGACGGCGGTTAGACTTTTTATAACCGCCGAATCTTATGACGAAAAAAACAAAATTTATAATGATTTTTTGAAAAAACCTTTGGATAAAATGATATCGTCAATAATTCGACGATATAAATTGTATAGAAGAGATATGGATTTTAACGAAATCCATTCTGATACACATTCATTTCTTATGACGAAGATTGATAAGTTCAAACCTTCGAAAGAAAAAAAGGCATATTCATATTTGGGTACAATATGTAAAAACTATTTGATGGGTCAAATTATTAAAGACCAAAAAGATCAAAATAGAAAAATATCATATGAAGACATCTCAAGTAGTTTAGAAAATGATCCTCAATTTATGTATGAGATCGATGAAGATATTATTGATACGGATATCATTATAGAAAACTTCAAAACAGAATTAAGAATTACATTAGAAAAAAACAATTTATCTGATAATGAATATAAATTAGGTTTAGCTCTTTATGATGTTTTTGATAATCACCATACAATTTTTATTGGGACATCAAATAATAAATTTAATAAAAATTTGATACTTCTCTCTCTAAGAGAAATGACAAATCTGTCAACAAAAGAGATAAGATCATCTTTAAAAAAATATAAGAAACTTTATTTTACAGTTCTTCAATCAACAATAAAATAAAATTTAACCTATTTATTGGTATGGCAAGACCAGCAAAAAAATCGATAAATCTTAGCAAAGATTCAATATTATCCTTGATGCAGGAGATATATAATGAACTTGTAGAACAAAGAAATACCGCAATTAGAATACAAAACAAAATGCTTTCAATGATGAAAGATCCTGAAGATATGACTCTTATTGGGCCTGTGATTGAAAAACAACAAAAAATCATAAATGATTGTGTTGAGAAAAAATTACAACTATCAAAATTACAATCGGGTCTTTGGCAAAAAGAATCTTCATCGGGTAAAGACGAACCTTTTGTTTTAACCGATATGGATGAAGATCTTTTGAAAAATTTGATAGATAAGGATATCTCCAAAGAAAGCGGATTCAAAATTAATTAATGATGGCACTCGAAAGTTCCTTTGGTGATGTTACAGGTAAAATAAAATCCTATAAGGCCTTTAATCAAGTCAATGAAGACATTAAAAGTTTAAAGGATGACGCTTCTAATGCTTTTCAAGAAAACAAGGATAAGTTAGTTACTCAGTTAGACAAATTAAAAGAACAAGTTACTGGTTCAACAAGTAATTCTAAAAAGTACGCTAAACAAATTAAGAACCAATTAGAAGAATTGTTAGGTGTTGCCCAACAAACAAAAGGTTCTGGTCTTGATACTTCTAAATTCTTAATGAAAAAAGTAATAAAGGCCTATCGAAAAATAAGTCCTGAGATAAAAAAAAATATTAACAGAAGAAGTTATCAAAACTATAGGATGTTCTCAAGAACAGACATTTCAAACAGGCACTCCTTTGTACATTAAAGTTTCCTCTGTTGATTTATTGGATTTATTGAAAGAAGACCCAAATTCAGATTCGGGAAAAGTAAAATATGAGGCAAATCCAATCAATTATGGTACAAGACCATTTAGTATGAACAGAGAATTGTTCAAAACAATTTCAACAAATCAATCTTACCAAGCATCTGCAGGATCTTTATATAAAGGAGCCTCAGGTCAAAATCTTTTCAACATACAATATACCACCACAGATGGATTTGGTAACACTGGTGATTTCTTTAAAATAGATTTATCTAATAGAAATTCAATACCTGATGGATCAACTCAAATTATTAATACAAATAGAATTAAGGATTTTATTACAGATTATTATGCCACTATAAAAATCGCAGATACGACAAATATATTCTCCAATCTAATGAACGGTTTGACAGGATGTATTGACATACAAGCAAATGTTAGTAACTCCAAAATATCAACAGATGAAAAAATTGGGATTATAATCCAAAGAATATTAGGTTTATGTTTTGGTGACAAAAGAGAAATTGATGTACAAGGAAATGCTAAAATATCTGAAGAGGATGATATTGATGATGGATTTTTTGAGTTAACTGATATTGATCTTAGAATGATCGATGAGAAAATAAATAACACAAGAAGTGGTGTCGCACAATTCCAAGATTGTGGTGATTTAAAATTACCCATAGACTTTGGGTCAATCTATAATAATTTGTTAGAAATTGAGAACGGTGGAAATACAACATCATTAGAGCAACAAGATGAGACAATTTCTAATCTAACGACTACTGTTGCCAATAACCCTGTTTGGGAATTTTTAATACCAACAGGTTTGAATATAAAAGTTAAACTTAATCTAAATTTTATTACCCAACTACCAAAAGCATTGATCTTTGCAATACTTTCACCAAAGGTATTGCTACCATTGATAATAATGTTAAAATCTTTAGGCCAATCAATTGTTGATGTAATTGATGATGTAAATAATTTTATTAAGAATTTTAGAACTTTCTTTATAAATTTAGTTTCAAGAATTGGGGCTTTATTTGTTAGAGAACTCTTTGAGTTGATTAAAAAAGATATTGCGGCACTTGTTAGGTCAATTGGTAAAACACTTGCAAGTAACGCGGCCACAAAAAAATACGCATTAATTCTTGCTCTTGTAGAAGTGGCAATGATATTGTCAAAACTTATAAAGGATTGGAGACAATGCAAAAGTGTTATAGATGAGTTATTAGCCCTTTTAAGTTTATCAGGGACATATCTTGGGGGAGGGATACCTCTACCTTTATTGTCTTTATCATCTTTACTACCAGGATATTCCGCGGATAGGGCATTTATAAACGGAATTGAGGAAATGCAAAAACTTGGTATACCCACAGGTCCTATGCCAGATGGTAGTCCGAATATAGGAATGGCTGCGATGTACAGTTCAATGAAAGGACAAGATACTGAAGAAAGTCAAAATGGAAAAGTGGAAATTGCTATTATATTAGATATAATTAATGATTATAAAAACAAATCAAATAAAGATTTGATCTTTGTTATGGAATTTATAAAAAAAGATTTTGATTTAACAAAAGAATCTGTTTTAAAATTAACTAGTCATTTAGATAAGTTAGAAAAAACTTATGATATGGTATTGAAAGAATATAATGATAGAATAAAAAATGTTTAATAGAGATAGACAAATCATATTTCCAGGATCTGTTATTAATTCAAACGATCCTATGATGTTAGGTAGAATTAGAGCTGTTCCATTGAATGAGGAAAGAGATAAGATTGTAAAGGCATTTTGTGATACTTGTTTTGATGATATACCTGTAAAACAACAATGGTCATCAGAAGATCCGTTTTTGTTTTTACCACTATTACCGTATTTTATGTTTCAAACACCTAAGAATGATGAATTTGTTCATATCATTTATTACGACAGAAACACAAAATTCAAAAATCAATTCTATATACAAGGACCTTTTTCGTCACCAATGTCAAGTTACTTGGAAACAAGTGTTTCTGTACAAAACTATATGTTAAGTGGGAAAATTGATTCAACAAATGTTCCGTTAAAAAATCCACAGGGAGAATTAACCGATCCAATAAAAACCAAAGGAATTTATCCCGAACCAGGAGACAATGCATTACTAGGAAGAGGATCTGCGGATTTAATTTTAAAAGAAAATGAAGTATTATTACGAGCTGGAAAATATGAAGATGAAATACTTAATCCAAAAACATTACCAAAATTAAATAACAAAAGATCATTTGTTCAACTCAGTAACTTTAAACAAAAAAAGGTTGATTTAGAAAAAGAAACAATTTTTGCTTTAGAAGATGTAATTCAAAGTGTAAAATATCTCATAGAATGGGCTATATATAACCCTGATAATAATTTTGATGCATATACAGGTATAATCACAATCTATAGTGTTAAACCTGATTTATCAACAAACACTGCAAATTTAAAAATTAACTCAGAAATTAATAATTTCTTATCCGCACCAATATACTCAATTACTTTTATTGGTGTTACTTATAATGATACCGTTTCACTTATAAACACTTTTATTAGAGGATTTGATAGTGGTAAAATAAACATACCATCATATGACATATTCAATTCACCAAATGATAGATATCCTTTCGCGGTAAGACCTAATTCTTTATCATATAGGTTTGCATATGACACAGATCCAAATAATTCTTTACAAAAAGATACAATACAAAACTTCATATCTGACATTAAAATAAATGGTGATAACAAAGTAGGTTGTATTATTGTTTTTAAACAGAATACAACAAACCAAACAAAAAAACCTACTGTAAGTGAATATACCCCCTCTGAGTATGTTTCGGAAAATGTTTCATTTGGTGTTATGGGTAGTGATTTTTTATATCTATTATCTCACAATTCTCAAATACCTAATAAACAAAAAATTAATTTAAACGAAACATTATATGGAATACCCGTTGAGAAGTTTTCTCAAATTCAAACAGACACAAATTCAATGGTAAGAGGTGAACAATTAATTGATCTTTTGAATGTAATTGTTAAATTTATGCTGGCGCATGTACATCCGTATCACGGAATGCCCCCTGTTCCAGTTGCAACTGACGGAACAAACTCGGCAGATATTATGTCAAAATTGTTTAATGCCCCTAATACCATTTTAAATCAGAATATTCGAATTAATTGATATTTATAAAGAAAACTTAAATGTCAATTCATCAATCCTTTTTCAGTAGGAATAACACTATACTATCTGATAGGTATACAAACACAGGAAGATCTCCATATACACAACTATATTATGGTAGTTCTATATATGATGTTTGGATTCCAGGTTTCTCTAGATTTATATTTGATTTAGATTTATCTAAATTACAAGAAAAATATAATGAGAAAATTATAAGTTTAGAATGCTCAACAGGAGTTACCCACACTTTATTAATGAGAAACACCTGTTTTTTTGATCCTAATACTTTAAATGCAACAGATTCATTAGGAAATATAAGAGCAACTTCTTTTGACTTAATTTTATTTAGAATTCCCCTAACATCGGGAAATACTGGTGATCCACAGATATGGGACGAGGGTGTTGGGTATGATTATTATGATGTTGATAAAACTCTTAATTCTCCTTACGCTTATTTGAAGACTGATGGAATACCAAATGATCGTTCATTCTCAGATAGACCTTCAAATTGGTATCAGACAACAACAATAGACACTTGGGGAACTGAGGGAATTTACGACAACACAAATTCAATGACAGGAAACGCCGTTCATTATTCGGCTTTAACAATTATTGATACACAACACTTCGAATTTGGTAATGAAGATATTGAATTTGATATGACAAATGAAATAAACTCAATATTGGACGGAACTTTAACGGGTGTTACAGGTTGGGGAATTGCATATAAACCTCAAGTTGAAAACATTACTGGTAAAACCGCAGGGTATTCAGTATATTTCTTTTCAAGACACACTCAAACATTTTATGAACCATATTTGTTAACAGAGTATGATGATTCAGTTAGAGACGATAGAAACCTGTTCACTTTGGGTAGAACAAACAAACTATATCTATATGTTTATGATAATGGGGTTCCTGTTAACTTGGATCAAAACCCTTTGGTTACAATATTTGATACTAATAATTTGGTCGTAAATGGATTGAGTGGTCTAACATCTTGTACAAGAACAAAAGGAATATATGAAATAGAAATACCCCCAATCACAGGATATACAAATCTATGTCAATTATACGACAGATGGTCTAATATAATATTAGATGGGGTTACTTTGGGTAATATTACAAATGACTTCACACTTTACCCATACTCAAAAAGCATTCAAATAGGAACAAATACAAAGGATCCTGAGTTGTTTGGTTTTGACATATATGGTATACACCAAGATGAGAAGATATTGAATACAGACATCAGAAAAGTAGGTGTTATGATCAAAAAAGCTTATACATCAAATCAACCTTTAAACAAAATAGAGGCTTATTATAGAATATATGTTCGTGAAGGACAGACAGAAGTTCAAGTTCAAAATTGGACAATAATAAATAAAACACCTAACGAGTATTATTTTATGTTCGATACTACGGATAAAATTCCAAATGAGTATTTTATAGACTTTAAAATTAATATCTCCGGCCAGGTTGATACCTATAAAAGGACACTGAAGTTTCAAATAGTTAATAAGAAATGAAGAAGATCGTTTTGAAAGAAAGTGAACTAGTAAGTTTGATAAAAAAGATTGTAAATGAGCAGTCTGTAAAATTAGCAGATGAAGGAGCGGTTATTATTGCAGGATATAAATACAAACTTCAAAAGTCAGGTATAGATGTAAATGTTGATGATATAAAACCACAAGCGGATGGATCATTAAGAATAACCGCATCTTTAGGTTTTATTTCAAAACAAGACACTTTACCAAAAGTACAGGTTGATGACATCATAAAATTGGCAGAAAAAGGGGCCGATAAAATACCTGTACCAAATAAAAAAGGTGAAATTGATAAACAATTAGTTAAAATAAAAAAATGAAAAAATATATTGTATCAGAAAGACAAATAAATGAATTGATGGGTAAATTAGTAGGAACTTCTAAAATGGACCTTCCTATTGGTAAAATGTTTTCTGTAGGAAAATCAGTTAACGAGAAATCGTATAATGATGATATGATTCTACCCAAACAAAGTGGAATGGAACAAGAAACTCAATATTATATGTTTTTTCAAAACTTAAAACAAATTCACAAACAAATAGGTCGTCTATTACAGATGAGTAAAAGTGAAATAGATTCTATTTTACAAGATGGCCACGATTGGGCGGCTGATCACATATCAACCGCCAAAGATGATGTTGAGGAAGTTTATAATTTTTTAACAACTTCTAAAACAGAAGTATTAGATGATAGTATCAAAAATATGGAAGTGACTGAAGGAAAGAAAAAATCAGGAACTAAACTTTGTGCTAGAGGTAAAGCCGCGGCAAAAGCAAAATTTAAGGTTTATCCCTCAGCAAAGCGTCAATACGCAAAATTTAAAATCAATGTTAGAAAATCCCAATTAAATGAAATACAAGAAGAATTAGAATACAGAAGAACTTGTATGGCAATTTGCCGAAAACTTATTAATCAAAAAGATACACAACTTCTTTTAGCCCCAATTTCAGGAAAAAGGTATATCACAAACAGTCGACTTCATATGTTTGTTGTTCTTCAAGACAGACACATTAACATAATTAATCACGTCTATAATTATTCAGTATTCCTTAGTAATAGGGATTGGGAAAAGTTAATGTTTGTATATGATAATGAATGTGAAAGGAGAAGGTCTGAATATGAAGATCAAATAAAATCACAAATTGATTATTCTCTACACAAAATACTTGAGGGACTTAAAACAGATCAATCACTTTCTTAAAAAAGATTCAAGAATCATAAGGATTTTGTTATCCAAATTTGATTCATTTGTTTTTTTCTTTTTTGGTTTGTAAGAAACCATTGTAGGTTTGTTACCTTTTCCTACTTTTGGTTCTTTCTTCTCAGCCCTTCTTTTTTGTTGACACGCAGATTTTTTTTGAGAGTCTGTCATTTTGCCGGCAACTCCTGCAGCTCTACATTTTGGGTATGAACCAGGTTTTGATTCCGATCTACCACAAGGGGGGTGTTTACCTTCAACTTTTCTACAAATATTAACCCAAGGACCTTTAGGTTGTTTACTACCTTTTGGTTTCTTTTTTGTTCCGAACCAAACCGCCAAATCCTCATTAACCTTTTGTTTTTTCTTTTTTGGTAAATTCTTTTTTGTTTTTTTCCATTGTGTATCTAATTCCCACACACCAACTTCTTTATTAATATTTCCATCCAAGTTATCTTCAGATTTTTCAATATGAGACTTTTCAACAAAAGGGGCTAAAGAATTTTCATGCCAATCTTTAATTTTCAATTCAATTGGTCCTGTATATTCACCAGCACTTACCGTAGTATCTGCTTCCAATAAATTATGAAGTTTTAATATGGTGTTTTTTTCAGACTCAGAAACAAAAATTCTCTTTCCCATACACATAAATATTCAATATTTTCCTTTTGTTATTTTTTTTATTATTATTAAAATATGGAAAACAATCAAACAAAGAACACACCTTTTCAAATGTTAGGATCTCTTCAGTTTACATCTGAAGAACATTTGGAGCTATTTTTACAGACATTAGATTCAAACTCATCATTATATTGTCTTGTTGAGGCGGTTAAATTCTGTAATTCAAGAGGAGCTTTCACTTTGGGTGAAGCAGAACTATTGGCAAAATGTATTAGAACTATCTCCAAAGAAAAACAAAATATAGAAGATGGCACACCCGATACAACACGCTAAATCCTCTGTAAAGAAGTTCGGAGGTAAAGTAGACGATTACATCGAAATACACAACTGGTTCGACGAAACTAAGGCTTGGGTAGGTCATTCCCTACATAGAGCGTTTCGTCATCACAGCGAGGGTATATTCGAGTGTGAGAAGAAGTTTGGATCATCCTTTACCAATAGTGATGGTAAAGTTGTATATACTCGTTATGTTGGAGAACAGCATGTTAAAGAAGATTGCAATAATGTGATACCATCGGCCAAAGATTGGATTGAAGTTCTTCAAAATCACGAAAAACCTCATTGGGTTCTAAGAACTTTAAAACTCGAAGTTGATGATTGATATATTTATAAAATAAAACTATGGAATTAACTAATGAACAAAAAAGACTTTTATTGATAACCTCGATGCACCTTAAAAGTTACGGAAAAAAAGATGGTCGTTTTGAAATAGAATCTGGATATGGGGATGTATATTGGGACCAAAAAAATTTTTATACAAGTGATTGGAGATCTGAAATACAATGTCCAATAACAGAAAAATTCAGAACATTTTGTGTAGAAATCTTTGAAAATTATATTAATGATGATTTAGATAGTGAAAACAGATATAATATTTATTTCAATATTAAAGTTGAAGAAAGAACTTTTGATATTGAGATTGTTGGGTATTATAATGACACCGAATCATTTGGAAATAGTTGGTCATTAGAAGAAATATCTGATAATGAAAATGTAATGACCGCAATTGACCTAATGAAACAAAGAAATATAAAACAACTTAATGTTGCTTATGATGGTTCAGGAGATAGTGGAGGAATAGAAGATTGGTCAACAATACCTTCAGGAAAAGATATTAGTGATTTAGAAGGACTTTTGGAAGATTGGTGTTACAATGAATTGGAAAATCATCACGGGGGTTGGGAAATTAATGAAGGATCATCAGGATATTTTTATTTTTATCCAAATGATGAGGAAAATACGGTAGAACTCTCACACAATCAGAATATAGAAAGTTCAGATACAGATGAATTTTTGGAAACAAAATTTTAAAAAAATTTATTATATCTTTGTGTGTGATTAAAAACCATCAGGGTGGGGGTGAAACAATCCCAACTTGGAGGTGGAATGGAAGACTCTTTAGAGACAATGTTCACCTCACACAAATTATTAAGCAATAAAAAAGGGACGATTTCTCGTCCCTTTTTTTTATTGAGATCAATCGATTAACGAAGTTCTCTGAGGTCAAATGTGCGAACACCATCAACTGTGATACGACCATAGAAACGGTTGTTAACGAGTTTCTTAGCGTAACGAGTCATAATACCCTTAATTGGGGTAAAGTTGAATGGGTTATACATTGTCGGAGTCAACTGAAGTGGTACATACGGAGCGTAAATGTAACCAGTATCAAGTAATGAAGTACCCTTATGTCCAAGTAACACAGTGTTAGGTGGGAAGTAAGGATCACGATATACTTGATAACGTCCAGCTAAAGTACCGATTCTTTCGATACCCATATTGTATTGGTCTTGCTCAGGTGAAGCGTTCGATACGTGGAAGTATTCCAAATCATCGAAGATAGCTGAGATCTCAGACGATACAACAATCCAGTTAGCACCACCACGGAGGGTAGACTTGTGGATTTGAGCAGAGATTTGGTTGATTGTTGTGATAAGAGTTTGGTTCCAATCCTTCTGAGTGTAAGGAGTAGTACCATTGGTAAATCTCTTCCAACCATTGTAGTCCCAACGTAGAGTCCAAGCGGCACCCTTTCTAAGATCGCGGAGGATTTCACGGTCAATTTCAGCAGCAACTTGTTCAGAAAGAAGAGCGGTAAGCTCAGCTTCTGCATCAATGTTGTGGAATGCCGCAACGTCCTGAGCGAGTTCAGGAGACCATTGTGCTCTAAGTTTTCTTTCAGTAACAGAAACTGTTACAGACTCAAGATCGAAAGATACTTCACCAATCTTGTCTTCGAACTCAAGTTCTTCATATCTTCTGTAGTAAGCAACGAACGCTTGGTTGTCAGCAGAAGTAGATGAGAATGTTGATCCTGTGTAGCCATCCAAAGACTCGGCACCACAGTCGATACATACTGGTACTTGAAGATCTATCTCAAGATAGATACAACCAGTTGGTGAACAAATGTTGTAGAAAGAACCACCATTACCTCCACCGGTTTGAGTGCCAGGCCATACAGTTTGTGTTGTTGTTCCATATTCTACGATACCTTTACCGTATTTCTGAGTAACAACTCTGAAGAGTTGAGGGGCTCCACCAGCGGCGGGGAATACTTTAAGACCAGAAAGGAAAGCTTCACTATCCATTTCTTGACCATCAGGTCCGATAAGTTTACCTGCACCTGTAGATGAGAATCCACACATACTAACAATAACTTTTCTGTAGTTACCAGAAACACCTGAGCTATAACCTGATGGAATTAAAGATCCACCATCCCAAGCAACAGTTACAACAGTAGCCTGAATTGCTGACCAACGACCTTTTGAATAGTCGAATAAACCTTCAGGATCAAGACCTGGTTCATTTCCTTCATAAAACAAATCATACAAGTTTTTCTTATAAGCATTTGAGTTATCAGGATATCCAGCATTAGGGTCACCAGGATAATTTCCAGGAGAACCTACAGGTGCGTAATGATCACCTGAAGCATAAGTTGAAGATCCTGTGTATCCTTGGATACGAGGAACGAAATAGAATAACTTTCCGATAGGAAGGTTCATAGCCTGTACAGAAACGATCTCATTAGCTAAAAGCTTAGAGAATACCCTTCTGATGATAGGGAACACAACTGTTTCGAAAGCTCCGTTTGAACCTTCACCAGTAGCTTCGTTTATTAAATGTGATGCTTGGTTTTCATACAACTGAGCAACATTTTCTTTTAAATGACCTCTTAGACCTTCGAGAAAGCCTAATTTGTCCCATTTGTTTATAGTGTCTTCTTTGATAACTTTAAGGTGCTTAAGACCGATGTTACCCACTAATCCACTTTCGAGTAATACTCCCATTTTATTAGTTTTTTAGTTTTATGTTTATTTTATTAGTTTGGACATAAGATCCTTCATTCTCATAAATTGAGGATTTTCATAAGTTTTAGATTCAATCAAATTAGTTGCGCTTCCTGAAGAAACTTCTCTTTCAATTTTGTTAGTAATTGATTCAGTAACAACTTTAGATGGTTGATCACCTAATTCTTCCTTTATAGTCCGATAAAGGCCCTTAGATTCTTTTAATGACTCAACACCATCAAATCTTCTAAGAATGTTTATTTTTTCTTGTTTTGTTGTTGAATGTTCTGTGAACAATCTTGTTGCGTAAGCTAAGTTAGAATTGAAAACAGCAACTTCATTCAACTTTTCTCTGAAGATATTGAGAGCCTTTCTATACTCTTCATTCTTTTCTCTAAGAACTCTAAGTTGTTCTTCGTATTGATTAACGCTTTCTTCAATGTTAGCGTTAAATTTAGAATGAGATCTTGGTTTTGGAAGACCACCTTTTCTAAAGTATTTTCCATTACCCAAAGTTCTAGCAGCTTCTTTTGTTTCAGCCTTTTTGTCTGACTTTTTAATATCTGCCATTTCACCCTCTTTGAATTCGAATTTTGGTTTACCAGTTCCTTTTGTAGGATTTGCATGTTTTTTATTTTCGTCAAAACCACCTTGTGATTTCTTATAAGTAAACTTAGGTTTACCCATACCAACACCTTTTGGTTTAACTGACATTTTACCTTCTTTGGTTTCCATTTTATAAGATTCTGTATAATCATAATCTTCAGATGGTTCATCCTGAGTCATTTCCATAGTTTCTTCAAGATCATTCATTTCGAGATATTCTCCTTCAGGGGCCATATCTACATCATCATCTAAACTTATTTCATAAACAACCTCATCTTGTTCACCTTCGTAGGACATACCCTCTTCGGTCTCGTTGTAATCCCCCTCTAAATTCATATCTTCATCCATGCTATTAACATCTTTTTCAAATATTTTATTGATGGCATCTGAGTATAACTCATCGTCATCTTCTTCATTCATTTTTTCTTCTTCAGATTCACCCAAATCGATTAGGTATTCTACATCCGCATTTTCATCTTCTAAGTGAAGTCTGTTATCATCTTTTTTAACAATGATACCATCCTCATCACCCATAGCTTTAAATACTTTGAGAATTTCTTCGTCAGAAGCATTGGTTAGATCTATTGGTTCCATTTCATCTTCCTCAGAATCCATATCCATTTCATCATCATCTTCCATATCCATATCCATTGACATTGTGTCAACATCCATTTCCATTTCATCTTCAGACTCATCATCAGATTCTTCAGATCCAAAATCTACCTCAGTATCATCATTCGATACTTCGATATCCTCAACCTCATCCTCATCTTCATCAGATTGTTCTTGGAGAGATTCTTTTACCAGATCTTTGATTTCTTCCTTCATTGTTGAAGCAAGTATTCCTTTTGCATTTTCCGAGACAGCTTCTTCCAAGTTTTTCATCGAAAGTAAAGCTTCTTCCACGATTGATTTTTTTTCCATATTAGGATATATTTTTTTTTATAAATATATGAGTATTAATAAAAATTTAATTTTTACACTTAAAATCAAAAAAAAATCCGAGATTTCTCTCGGATCTTTACAAACACCAACTACTAATATCAGTTAATTACTTCATCGATTTTACTTTCAGAAACTGAAGTGATTCTCCATTCTTGTGAAAACCCTTCATATTTCTTTGTAACCTTAGCCTCAACATCAGTCACTGAATAACCTTTAACCAATTTTTCTTCCCTGATTTTTTTAATTTTTCCTGATTCTTCGTCAGGCATGTTGTACATAATTTTTGCGATAAAATACTTTTCGTCCATAACTTTTTTATTAAAAATTAAATATTACAAACGATAATGTCAACTTATTTTCCCAAATAGTCAGAAAGTCTTCTCATTAAATCCACAGATTTACTACCAGACTCTTTCATTTCTCTTTGTATTTTCATCTTATTCTCATCCTCCAAATTCTCTTCATATTTGAATCTGTCATCTGAGTCTAAGAAAAGATATGCACCTGGCGTCGAAGGTGAAGATACTAAGTCAAAACATATCAATTCAAAATCGTCTTGAACTTCATTTTGTTCTCCTACCTTTTTTAAAGACCCAACTCCTCTTGAAGATATACCCAAAGTTACACCTAATCTAAGTAAATTAGCCGCCTGATCACCCTTACAAGATATTACACCTCTTTCGTGAAAACCAGGTGAAGTTAAAAGTCTTAGTTTTCCCAACAATACATTTTTATCCCACCAAATATCCGTTATAATATGTGAGACTCTATCAAGGTCAATCAAAGAACTTTCGGGGTGATTAAGTTCACTTAGAGATACCCCTTTATTAATAAGTTTCTTATAATTTTCAGATTCTCTTTTTAAAATCTTCTCAGGATATATTCTACCATTTCTATTTGGAACATTGTATTTTTGTAGAACCGCATAGAACTCAAATGGTTTTGAATGATCCAAAAGATTTTTATTTTCCTTTAATATATTTCTATTAAATTCATCATTTGGATTGATATGTCCTGCATCATACTCGATGAGAATTCCTTTACCTAAATCATTTGGTCCTAATATTCTTAAATTATTCATATCTGAAAACAATTAATCAAATATAAATAGTCTAGTTTATTAGTTTTTCAAATTAAAACGATTTCTGATTTCTTTGTTATATTAAAATCAAAGTATTTGTTATCTTTGAAATTTTCAGAAAATAATATTTGTGTTATTTTTTTCATCTCACCTTTTAAGATATTTGATTTAAATGATACTTGTTCTTTAACAAAAAATGTTATTTCTAAATTTAAAAAAGATTTCTTTCCATATTGTATTCCACTGCTTCTCAGGTCTAAATCAAGTATAAATTTATCTTCAAAAAATGTTTTATTAATAATGTCGTATATTGTATGTTTTATTTGTCTTGATAGATTTGATATTACTCTTTCCCACCCCTCTACCATATCAATTTTTGGGTCAACCCAAGTTTGTATGTTTAAATAAATTGATTTTAAATTCTTTGCATCCACTGATCCGTAAATCGCTTTTATTTTTTTCAATCCATTTATTCGGATTGTTTTTCCTTTTTTCATAAATTTGCATGTTCTTCGAGTTTATTATTTTTCTAAAATATAATATATTTAAAGTA